ACATGCCAGCTAACTTTAAATAAAAGTCATTAAATAGGTCACCGTGTAAATACCTACCACGATACAAGTTCCGACAAAAATCCCTATAAAATTGCTCATTCTCCACTATATGGCTATCTATTAGGGTTTTGATAGCTCAAAATTATAACATTTCAATCAAGTTAGTGTAATTTTATTGGGTTGATTATCAATAAGTTATATAAATAGATTAAAATTTAACATATTTGTTAGTTAGTTATTTAATATATATATATACATTTGTGTATGCAAAAAACAAACAACATGAAAACAATCAAATTATCTACAGAACAGTATCAAAGAAGTTTAAAAGCTCGTATGAATCATTTATGGTTATATACTAAAAATGACACTACACAAAGAACTCACAATAATTCTATTTATTTAAGCAGAACTGTTGGTAAACCTTTTGCAGTTTTAGTAGTTGAATATGATGGGATAATATGTGATGAAGATATTGAAAAAGTTTTTGGTAAAGGTACATTTTATGATGGTGCATTATCTCCTTACGATAAAGAAAATCTAAATGTTGATGTATATTATGTTAAGGGCTTAGTTAAGTAATAATCAAACGAGGGGTGCGGCTCGGTAACGCACATTAAACTAAATAACATGACTAACTATTGTTTTTTTAAAAATCATAAGATTTCAGTTGTAAAGCAAAAACAAGCTTTCGGAGGTCCGATATTCTACTCAAAAGAGTTTAACAAAAACTTTTATACCTTAAAAGAATTGTTTAACTTTATGAATGGGCAGGGATACTTTCATTTATCACAAAACACTTTAAACTATATATATGAATAAACCAAAAAATAACTGGTCAATTAATTATTGGCCATCCGATGAGGTCAGGGACCTACTTTGGACTGAGGGTAGAGGCAACTTCAGGAAAACAATCGATGCCGCTTTAAAACTTTATTTTAAACTCAATGGAAAGCTTCGAAACAGTAATTAACGGACAAGATGTAACAGTGGAATATGAGTACACTTATTACTATGAAGATGATACATGCTTCGAGGACATTAACATTACTAACGTTAACGCATACACTGAGGACGGTGCATGTGAGGTTGATTATGAACTAATTTATAAAGACATCTATGGAAAGCGCAGTATCGAAAATCTATGAAGCTATGGAAAGGTTAGAGCCTTATCATTTTGTTGAGTTCTTAAAAGAGAATAAACAAACATTGTTAAAGTTAGAATCATATCTAATTCAAGAAGCATCTATTAAAGCACAAATGGAAATATTACAATCTAAAAACAACTAAATATGAAAATCATCTCAGCGAGTATCAATCTAAACAAAATCAACAAATCTAAATTAATCAAAGGTAAAGACGGTAACGAATACCTTAACATCTCAATTATCTGTAACGATTCCGAAAACGAGTGGGGTAAGGATGTGACTATTACTGAAGGTCAAAGTGAACAGGAGCGTAAAGATAAAGTAAAGAAAAATTTTATAGGCAGCGGTAAAACAGTTTATAATACAGACAAACAATTCTAAAAAATGAACATGAAAGCAAACAAAACAATAAATTCTAAATTATTGGAATTTCAAAACAAAGTGAATGCCATAAAAAAAGATGGTAAAAACAGTCACTTCAAATCCTCTTATGCTACGCTTAATCAAATCTTAAGTGATGTTAAACCATTACTTTCAGAACTTGGATTAGTTATTATTCAGCCTATTGACGGACTTAATGTTAGTACGGTTATAACAGATTCCGAAACTGGTGAGTCCGTTACTTCAACATTAAGAATACAAGACGGGTTAAATGCCCAGCAAGTTGGGGCGTGTATAACTTATTATCGTAGATTTACTTTGAGTTCGCTTTTATCTTTGGAAATGGAAGATGATGATGCGAATAGCGTAGTTAGTTCAAAGAAAATTAAACTATCCGATATCACTATGAGTAAAATGTTAGATGCTATTGAGAAAGGTCAAAAGAAACAAGTTGAACAGGCCTTAGACAAATATGAGCTATCCGATACCCAATGGAAAGTAATTCAAACCGCTTTTAAGAATAACTAATGGAGAAACTAAAGAAAATATCAATGATATCGGAAACCGATAACGTTAAAAATGAAACATTTTTTTGTGTATTCATTGAGTACGAATCCGGTGCTGAATACCGTAAATGGTTCTCGCGTCAAACAGAAGCAGAAGCTTTTTATGACTATTATTTAAAAGTTAATGTACCTAATAACTTACTTGTTAATTTAGTTAAGACACATGACTTTTAATAATCAACTATTCCGATGCTCAACACTGGGCAAGATAATGACTAATGATAAGTCAGGTAAAAAAATGGGGGAAACCTCAAAGTCGTACCTCAAGGAGTTATTCCGAGAGGTGCGCTGGGGTGTTCGTAAGGACTTTACTAATAAGTACGTAGAAAAGGGATTAGCAGTTGAAGATACCGCTATTCAATTTTACTCTAATGTTAAAGGCGGGTTTTATTCTAAGAATGAGGAGTTTTATTCAAATGATTATATATCAGGTAGTCCGGACATAGTATCCGATAAGATAATCGATATTAAAAGCTCTTGGAACGCTCATACATTCCCTTTTAAAGACGATGCACTTAATAAAGATTACTTTGCCCAGGTACAAGGTTATATGTGGTTAACTGGCTTAAAAGAGGCTATTGTAGCTTTTGTTTTAATTGATACTCCAGTACAGTTAATCGAAGATGAAAAAAGACGTATAAGCTGGAAAATGGGCATGGTATCGGATTTAAACCCTGAGTACTTAAAAGCCTGTGAGGAAATAGAACAGAATCATATCTTTACTCATATACCTGAATCAGAAAGGGTAGTTGAATACGAAGTCTGTTACGATGAAGAGTTTATCGAAAGGCTTAAAAACAGAATTTTAGAATGTAGAACTTATTTAAACACTCTATGAAAAAACGCTCTTTAAGTACGGTTAAAAAAGAATTGGACCGTGTGTTCTCTGAGTTTATCCGAAAGCGTGATGCAGACCTTGACGGATATATTACTTGTGTATCATGTAAAAAAAAGGTACACTGGAAGGATTCTAACTGTTGTCATTTTGTAGACCGTCAACACATGGCTACCCGTTACGATGAAACTAACTGTAATGCCGGATGTGTTCAATGCAACGCTTGGGATAAAGGATTTCACATATTTGAATATCAAAAGTTCTTAGATAAAAAGTATGGTCCAGGTACATCCGAAAACCTTATGAAAATGCGCCACTTTACAATTAAGTTCTCCGTTGCTGAATTAGAAGAAAAAATCAAACTCTATAAACAAGTAAATAAAGTAATATGACAGCCATGCAGGAACTTATATTTTGGGGTAAAGTTTTATTAAAAAAATATCCCGAAAGTCAATTATCTTTTAGTGAGGTAATAGACAAAGCTGAAATGCTTTTAGAATTAGAACATAAACAACTTACCGATGCTTATAATCAAGGGCATATAGATAGAAACAATAATAAATTTAAACTACCATGAAAACAGAAAACTTAACAAACGGTGACCGAATAAGAATTTGGTTAGAAGATTCAGTAGATAGGAAAGGCGGTACTTGGTGCTACGGATACGTCCGCGAAGCAGTCGTTCGTAAATTAATCTTTGTTGAAGATAACAGACCTGAAGATTTTGAAAATGAAATAGATACCTTCAACGGATATAAAATAGAAAAACTATGATAATTTATACTAACTATTACTCAACTGTATCAGATGAAACAATTTTCAAACTCGGTTCGCGAATATTTTATTGCCGCAACTACTGACTGTAATAATCCCCGACTTTGTTGGGATGGTCAAAAATGGATAGTTAATAGGTACTTCGGGCCTTATATTTTAAATAAAATAGGCTGGGAAGTTTGTTTTTAACTAAAAAATAGTTATATTTGTACCCGTATGAGAGCGACATACATTGTTTTTCATGTTTGTTTAATTAACCCACTGGGGGGAGGCATCGCTCGCCGAACCTCGTGGGTTTCTTTCTTTTAATATTTATGATTAATGAATTAGATTCTAACCTTGAAAAGGAATTTCACGGTTTACCCGAACTACCACATTTTATTCAGTTTCCGTCAAAAGTTATTAATTTAGGTTTTGATAGGGCTGTTGTACTTGGTATTATTTACGCATATACAAAAGGAGCTTTAAGTGTATGTAAGTTAAAAAATGAAACAATAGCTAATATGATTGGACGTTCAAAAAGTAACGTATCTCATATTATATCGGATTTAGATAAAGCTGGTTTTATTAAAATTAATATTGAGCGTAATAAA